TTATTCCTGTATCTGATCCTAACATTCCTTCTTCTGCACACCGTATGATGATGGCACAGCTTGCATTGCAGTTATCACAAGCTGCACCTCCCGGTATGTTCAATGTAGAAGAACTTAATAAGACAATTCTTCAGGCAGCAAACATTCCTAATCTGGACAAGATCATGCCTGAAAAGCCAACACCAATGCCTCTTGATCCTGTCAGCGATATTCAAGCTGCAGTCAAAGGTATGCCAATTCAGGCATTCATGGGTCAGAACCATGACGCACATATTCAGGTAAAGACTATGTACATTCAAGACCCGATGAATGGTGCTAATCCTATGATGCAACGTATTGTTCCTGTACTGCAAGCAAACATTCAGGAACATATGGTGATGAAGTATCAGGAACAAATTAGCGGTGTATCAAAAGAAATGATTGCACAGTACGGACCTGAAGCTGCTGCTGCAGGTGTGGACGTACAAGACCCACGGCTTATGGAACAGGTTATTGCCGCTGCTGCACAACAGGTGGCACAGGCAAATCAAGCTGCAGCACAGATGCAATTAGCAGCTACACCTGAAGCACAGATGGTTCAGATTGAACAGCAGCGTTTGGGTGTTGAGCAACAGAAAGTTCAAACACAGATGGCAAAGGAAGCTGCTACTGCTGCTAATAAGAACCGTGAACTTGATCTAAAGGAAATGGAAATTCAGTTGAATATGTTCAAGGAAGGTGCTAGTCTTTCCAGTGCAAAAGAAGAAAAAGAACTGGATCGTAATGCAAAGAAAGCAATTGCAGCATTGGATGCTCTTATTGATCTTGCCAAAACAGAAGCAAGTATTGACAAAGACAAAGCACTAAAGGCAGCAGACATGCTTACTAACTTTATTGGACAGGCACGTAGGGGATAATAGGTTTTGAATTTTTGGGACGAGTTAAATTTAAAGTACGAAGAAAAAATACTAGACTTAAAAAATTCGCTTGCATATGGTAACGCTTCAAGTTACGATGAGTATCGTCACACAGTGGGTGTGATCGAAGGTGTGGAGTGGGCAAAGGAATGTCTCAAGCACATCGTAAAACAACGTATCTATGAAGAGGAGGATATTGACTAGATGCAAGCAGTACGAATGGACAAGGCAGTTGATGCTGCTGATTGGGTAACAGATGAAAGTGAAGTAAAGGTAGACATTAAAAGTCTTCCTACTCTTCCCGGTTTTCATCTACTGGTTCTTCCAGTTGCAGTAAAGCAAAAGACAAAGGGTGGTATTATTCTTCCTGATAAAGTAAAGGATGATGTTGCATACCTTACTACCGTTGCTAAAGTTTTAAAGAAAGGTGACTTAGCTTATAAAGACGAAGATAAGTTTCCTAATGGAGCATGGTGTGACGTAGGTGATTACGTTTGTTATGCAAAGTATTCAGGACAGAAGTTTATGTACAAAGGTATGAAGTTACTTCTTATCTTTGATGATCAAGTAATTATGAAAGTTGAAAAGCCAAGTTTACTTGATCCTACATATCATCTTTCAAATTAAATTTGTATATTATAATAAATTATTGTAATATACTAATACAGCGGGTAAGTTAAAACCAATTCGTTAGATTCGCTGCTAACGGGTCAGAGAAAAAGGAAATATATTAATGAGTGAAGAATGGTCAACAGTTGACGTAAAAGAAGATAGTAACGAAAGTTCTAAAGTTGAGTTTGAAGTTGAAGAACAAGAAGAAGAACAAAAATTAAAAGCTGCACCAGTAGTTGAACAGGTTGAGAATAATGAAGAAGAAGAAGAACAACCTGAAGAACTAGAAGGTATTAAGACCAAGGGTGCAGAGAAAAGAATTAAACAGTTAATTCGTCAGCGTAAGGAACGCGATGAAGAATTACAACAGCTACGTAGTGAAATTAATAATCTACGTTCTGCTGTACAGGAAAGAGATACACAGCTTTCTTCAAGTTTAAAAAATTCTATTGACAGTACTGAAAGTCAACTAGAATCAAACATTGAAGCAGCTAAACAGTTATATAAGCAAGCCGTTGAGTCAGGTGATACTGACGGAATGCTAACAGCACAAGAAAGCATGAGCAAAGCCTATGCAGAAAAAAATCGTGTTGAACAGCAGAAGGCAGCTTGGGAAGAATACAATCGTGCTTTAGAGTCAAATGGGCAGCAAGCAGCACAAGTTGCACAACAGCAACAACAGACTCAAGAGTACGATCCAAAGGCAGTAGAATGGGCAACTAAAAATTCATGGTTTGGTCAGGATCAAATTATGACTGCCGCTGCTCTTACTATTGACCAAGAACTGAAGGGTGAAGGTTTTGATCCTTCAGATGATGATTTTTATGAGGAAGTTGATAGCCGATTACGTCAGCGTTATCCTCACAAGTTTCAGGATGCTAACTCTGAACCTGAAACACCTCGTCTGCAGGACACGGCTACAAGTTCTGCTCAAGTGGTAGCGGGTGCGTCACGCACACCAAAAACTTCTCAGAGTAACAACAAAGTCAAACTTACTCAAGAAGATGTAAGGTTGGCAAATAAATGGGGTATACCACTTGAAAAGTACGCTGCTGAAAAGCTAAAGGTTGAACAAGCCGATGGCGAATACACCAGTGTTTATAGTTAAGCGTGGATAAGGAAGGACAAATACAATGGCACGAAATACAACATCACGTGAATCAAGCATGAGGGAAAATAAAACTCGTAGAGTTTTTGAAGAACCAAATTGGTTAGATATTCCTGATACAGTTCGCAACCGTTTTAAGAGTGAAGGAATGTCCCTTCGCTGGCTACGAATTACTTTGAAGGGTCAAGATGACATTCAAAACATTGGCAAGCGTTTAGCTGAAGGTTGGGAATTAGTTAGTCAGGAAGAAGTTCCTGAGATGCTTATGTCTTCCGTCGTGAGGGAAGAAGGACGATATGCAGGAGCGGTCTGTCGTGGAGACTTGGCTTTAGGCAAAATGCCTACTGACCTAGCTGAATCTCGTCAAGAGTTTTATGAAAACAAGAGTAGAGAGGCAGTACAAGCTGTTAATATGCAGCTTATGAATAACTCTGATTCTCGTATGCCTATCTCTAACTCTAGTCGATCAAGGGTTACAACAGGACGACAAGCATCTTTTCAAGATTAATTTGTCATTTCCTGTTTGTCAATGTATTTAACTAGGAAAGGAACATAGTGTTATGACTACTACAAAAACACTAAATGGACTTACTCCTTCCCGCATTCGTGGTGGCGCACCTAACAGCAAAGCTACAAATGACTATCCAATTGCGAGTGCATACAACACTAACATTTTTACTGGTGATATCGTCGTTAATAATGCCGGGAATATTGAAGTTCTAACTACTACAACTCAGAAAGCTATGGGTGTTTTCATGGGTTGCCGTTATGTTGCTAATGGTGAACCAAAATGGTCACCTTACTGGCCTGCTAATACTTCAGTAACAGAAGCATATGCTGCTGTTGTTGATAATCCACAAGCAACATTTATTGTTCAAGCAGATGCAACAGTTTCTGCTGGCGATATTAATTCACAAAACTTTAATGTCACACTTGGTGCAGGTTCTACCTTTACTGGCAAGTCCGGTTTTGGTCTTGAGGCTGGCACTCGTACAACTGGAAATGCAATGCTTCGTGCTATTGCAGTTCTTGATGAACCGGGTAATGACATTGATGTTGCTGCAGAACGCGCTTTCCCCAAACTGGAAGTTCGTATTGTTAAGCATGTAGATGCTTACATCTCTGCTGACGCTTCAGTAAACTAAGCGAGGGAAAGGAGTAATTAATAATGGCTATTAATCGCGCTAGTATTGCTAAAGAACTTCTTCCCGGCTTGAATGCCGTTTTCGGTCTTGAGTATGGTGATGTTGATAATGAACATGCACCATTGTTTGAGGTAGAAAATTCTGATCGTGCATTCGAGGAAGAAGTTCTATTCACTGGATTTGGTACTGCACCTGTTAAGGGTGAAGGTGCTGCAGTCCAGTATGATGATGCACAAGAAAGCTACACTGCTCGTTACACACATGAAACGATCAGTCTTGCCTTCTCAGTTACAGAAGAGGCTATGGAAGATAACCTCTATGACACATTTGCCAAACTACGTGCACGTGGTCTTGCCCGTGCAATGGCAAACACCAAGCAGGTAAAAGCTGCAGACGTTTTCAATAACGGCTTTAGTAGTTCTTATCTTGGTGGTGATGGTCAACCACTATTCAGTGATAGCCATCCAGTCATTGATGGTGGTACTCAGGACAATGATCTTGATGCTACCGACCTTTCAGAAGCATCTCTCGAATCTGCTCTTATCACTATTTCCAAAGCAAAGGATGATCGTGGTATTCTAATCGGTATTCGTGCAGAGTCTCTTCACATTCCACCTGATCTTGCATTCACTGCAGATCAGATTCTAAATAGCACACTCTCTACAACTGTTACTACACAGGGTAGCGATGGTGTTACTAATGTCAATGACATCAATGCTATTCGTAATCAGGGTCTAGTTCCCGGTGGTTTCTTTGTAAACCATCGTTTCACTGATACGAATGCTTGGTTCTTAAAGACAGACGCACCAAACGGTACAAAGATGTTTGTTCGCGCACCACTACAAACCAAGATGGAACCTGACTTTGATACAGGTAATCTTCGGTTCAAGGCACGTGAGCGTTACAGCTTTGGCTGGTCCGATTGGCGTGGTTTCTACGGTGCTTCAGGTTCTTCCTAATAGTTTCGTAGTAAACTAAAGAAAGTAAAGGGTGGGGAAAGAATAAAACTATTTTTTCCCTGCCCTTCTTTCTTTTGTATTTAGGTTTTATGAAGTATAATAAACCTAGTTTTTATATATAACTAAAGGAAAAATAAATGCCAACCAACATTCGACAGGGTTTTGTAACAGGCAGTGGTGCAGTTGTGGATGTTGCTTCAAGCGTTACAGTTGCTGATACACGTGTTCGTTCTCTTAATGCTTCAGGCGTAGGTACTTTTTTAATTACAGGTACATCTACAGATGAATACGGAACACTCAAGGGCAACAATATTAAGTTTGTAAATACAACAAACAATGATGTAAATGAAGTATATGTTCCTGAATTTGGCATTCGTATGAATGGTGTAGTGAAAGTTTCTGCTCCTACTTCTGCTTCTACAGTGACATTATTCTATGGCTAGTTACACGTATCTCGTTAATGATCTGATCAATGCATGTGAAAATGATGGTACAGAGTTTTTAGACTATGTGCCAAACATGGTCAATCGTGCAGAAGAAAGACTTACCAAAGACCTAGATGACTATGGTTTGGTAACGTACACTTCTGTAGCTGTAAGTTCAGGTAATAATATTCTTACTCTTCCTACAGATACACGTGTTATAAAGAACATTAATATTACGAGTGACTCAACAAAAATTAGTTTGCTTCAAAGAACTGATGAATATATAAATGACTACTGGCCTGTATCTGCTTCTACAGCAGAACCACGTTATTATGCACCCCGTAATAATAGTACAGTTCTAGTTGCTCCCACACCTGCATCTACTTATGATGGACAGGTAGTACATATAAGTAGACCTACTACTCTTACATCAGCTACACCAACAAACTATTTTTCTGATTACTGTTATGACTTATTGTTCAATGCCTCAATGGTAGAAGCAATGTTATTTCAGAAAGACTTTCCCGGTGCACAGCTTTATGAACAAAGGTATGCACAAGTTCTTGAACTGCAGCGCAATCAGGCACGCAGGACAAGACGAGATGATATGCAAACTCCTGCAAGTCCTGCAGGTGCAGACAACAACTTAGTACCTAATACTAATTAAATAGAGGAAATTATTATGGACAAAAAGAAAAGTGTTTCTAATAAAAGTAAAAAAATAAAAGTATCTTCTAAAAAACCCTATTACTCTAGTAAGGATTTAAAAAAGGGATTTGAACAACGTCTACCATCAGCACTTGCTACTGAAGATATGAAAAAATATAGTCTGTTTGGTAATATGTCTCCTAGAGCAGCATTATTAAATTTATCTGCTGATGCTATTAATCTTACTCGTTCAAAGGAAGGTCAACGTGGTGCTAGGTTTGCTAAAAAAGTAGCAAAAAAAGTTAAAGAAAGGGAAGATACAATGTATGATAAAAAGAAAATGATGGGTGGTGGTAAAGTCAAGAAGTATAAAGAGGGCGGTTCTATCACTCAGCAGCAGGAAATGGCTATGGGTAAAACATCCAAGTCATCAAAGAGTAAAGGTAAAAAAGGCAAAGGCGGTTGTCAGAATAGACTGTATATGTAATGCCTCTTAAAAAAGGTTCAAGCCAAAAGACAGTCAGTGCAAATATTCGTAAGCTGAAAAAGGAAAAGTATCCTCAAAAGCAAGCGGTAGCTATTGCACTAAGTCAGGCAAGAAAGAGCAAAGGAAAAAGAAAACGTGGCTAAACTATGTCCAAAGGGTAAAGCTGCAGCAAAACGTAAGTTTGATGTATATCCTTCAGCTTATGCAAATATGTATGCGTCTGCTGTTTGTAGTGGTAAAGTAAAGCCGGGTGGTAGAAAAAAAACTGCTAAAAAATCTACTACTAAAAAAAGAAAAGTTGTACGTGCAAAGACAGGTGGTGGTTTACGTAAATGGGTAGATGAGAAGTGGGTTGACATTGGTGCACCAAAGAAGAATGGTAAATATCAACCCTGTGGAAGAAAGTCAACTAAGAGTACAAAGCGTAAGTATCCTAAATGTGTGCCACTTGCAAAAGCAAAGAGTATGACAGCAGGACAGAAAGCATCTGCAGTAAAGCGTAAGCGAGCAGTTAAGCAAGGTGTAGGTGGTAAGCCCACAATGGTTCGTACTTTTAAAACTAGCACTAAAACACGCAGGAAAAAATAATGGCTGTAAAAAAGAAACGTAAGTCTACTGGTAAAGGAATGAAGGGTCATACTATTGGTGGTGGACATAAGCGTCCTACCAAACAAGGTGCAGGTATGACTGCAAAAGGAGTAGCTAAATACCGCAGAGAAAATCCCGGTAGTAAGCTACAGACTGCTGTAACTGAATCTAATCCTTCAGGTAAACGAGCAGCACGCAGAAAGAGTTACTGTGCACGTAGTGCAGGACAAATGAAAAAGTTTCCCAAAGCTGCTAAAAATCCTAACTCAAGACTACGGCAAGCACGTAAGAGATGGAAGTGTTAGATGGCTATAGGTAGATCAAGCATACCACAACAGATTACTAAAGTACCTAGTAAGAAAAGAAAAACTAAACGTAAGGCTAATAGGAGAGTTAAAAATGGCAGTAAAAGAGTATACGTATAATTGGATTAAAAATCCTCGTACACAAGAGGACGTTTTAAAGATGACTGGTAAACCTACAGGTCAGGGTTTTGGTGCTGCACGTAAAGGTCCACAGGTTAAAGGTGCAGAACAGGATGTTGTTGTAGATTATGAACCGGGTAAAATTGTAGAGTATAACGACTAGGGATAACTCTAATGAGTACCAGTGGCACATATAACTTCTCAATGGATATTGATGAAGTTATTCAAGAAGCAATGGAAATGATTGGTGGTGAGCANNACACTAGGACATGAACCTAAGTCTGCTCGTCGTTCAATCAATCTTCTTTTACAAGATTGGCAGAACCGAGGTATTCTTCTATGGACTGCTGGTACTACAGTAGTTTCAGTTTCTACTAGCGTTACAGCTTATGCTCTTACCTCTAGCACAATAGATATTACAGAGGCAGTATTAAGTAGAGATAATACTGATTTACAACTTGAAAGAATTAGTATGGAAGAGTATCTCAAGATACCTCGCAAGAGTCAAAAGGGAAGACCTACACAGTATGCTATTCGCCGTGATCGCGCTAATCCTACTCTTTACCTCTGGCCTGTACCAGAGAATACAACAGATACTCTTAAACTAGAACAGATAAAGTATACACAAGATGTTAATAAGTCTGCTGTACAAATTGCTGATGTATCGAGACGTTTTCTTCCCTGTCTTACAGCAGGTCTATCATACTTTATGTCAATGAAGCGACCCGGTGTAGATGGTTCACGTATTCAGTTTTTAAAGATGGAATACGAAGAAAGACTTTCAAGAGCAATGGACGAGGACAGAGAAAGAGCAAGTGCCTATTTTCTACCACGTTTGAATAAAGTATAATTATGGCAAGTAACAAGCGAGCATTAGCAATATGTGACACTTGTGGTTTTCAGTATCCTC